GACGACAGCCCTTCTACCGTTCTACACGAGGCACTCCACGGTGCGTTGCAAAGTTTCGTCTACAACAACCCTGACCACCCCAACGTCAAGGCGCTGAAACAATCGCTCAAAGCGGTTATTAGCTATAAAGGCGCGCTGGGGGAAAGGGCTAGCAAAGTACGCGACATCTTGCGCGGCATGGTAGAAAAAGGAAACGAGCTTGACGCTGTGTTGGAGCTTATATCCTACGGCAACACCCTAAACGACTTCCGCAAAGCCATGGAAGCAATGCCTACCAAGGGCACGCCAAAGAGCTTCCTGCAGATGATTAACGATGTGTGGAACAACGTTCTGGCTTTGGTTCGCCAGCTCACTGGTCTGAAGGGTAACACCGAGGCTGGTAACGTCATCAACCGCACATTTGAACTGCTGGCCGAAGCAGGCATGACACCTGTAGCCGAGGACGTAAGACCCAAGGGTAACGTGCTGGAGGCCGCCGTGCGGGCAGACGACCCAATGGATGGGCCTCAGAAACAGTTGCTCAAGCGCCCGGGCACCGAACTGCCGAGTTCCGCTGATATCTCACGCTTTAACAAGACACTGCTGCCTAAGTACTTAAACACAAAGGTGCTGTTTGATCTTGTTGGCTGGAACAAAGCTGAGTCGTTCATCGGTAAATTTGCCGAGGCATCCGCAGACTGGGTACGCCGCAACTTCCCAGCCCTTGCAGGTGCGCTGACCTATATCCATGCGCACTTCAACACCCCGCATTTGCTCCGTGCCACGTTCCAAGAGTACAAGAACAACAAGCACGCGGGCTATCGCATGGCGGAGCGCTTGGCTACCAGCATTGAGAAGCTGCCCACCGACAAAGTATCCGAAATCTTCCGCTATCTGGACGGCGACCAAAACGCGCTTAAAGATGACGATGCAATGCGTGAAGTAGCTGACGACGTCCGCAAGTGGCGTGACTACTACGTCCAAGAGCTGGGCGACGACAAAGCTAAAGCGTTCTTTGCAGGCGGTAAGTTCTCTGAGACTTTGCTGTTCCCAACATCACGTGAGAAAGTAGCTTCTGATTCACTGGGTGTGCGTGGCATGTCTCGTCTGATCGGTTTGCACAAGCGCTCTGAGAAGAACCTGCAGACGGACTGGCTGGCTACCGACGCAAGCGGTGACTACATGTTGGACAACCGCAAGTTTATGCAGGTGTTTGAGGACAAGAACGGTAAGCGTGTGCCCGCTGGCTTTATTGACCAAGAAGTTTTTGCTAAGAATGGCGCACCAGTCGGCACAACGGTCGACAACCTGCACAACTGGGTGTTTGATAAGTACGTCAACGGCGAGTATCGCTTCGAGGCGCACACCACCGCCGCTCAGGTTATCCGCGCAAATAAGGCCGACCAGCTCGCAAACGCACTGCGCAACACCATGGCAGCGCTGGGCAACAGCTTCGCGTCCAAGACGTTTACTGACTCAGTTGCAAGCTATGGTGTAGAGGAAGGCAAGCGCACCGCTACCTCTGTCGCCTTCAGCAGCATCGAAGAAGCTGAGAAAGTTCTCGGAATCAAGATTAACCCAGACACAGTTATTACCGCCAACAGCGAAACTAACCGCACCCAAGCTGTGTCTCACCAGTATCGTAGCCCTTCATTGTGGGTGCGTATCCCCAAAGGCGCGCGCTACGGTGCGCTGGCTGGCATGGTGATGAAGTCATCCGTCTGGTCCGCGATGCAAGACACCAGCAACCGCAGTCCGTACGTCAGCAACCAAGTTGCCTCTGGGGCGATGCGCTGGTTCAAGCAGGCTAAGACAGTCTACAACCCCAGCACGCACATGACCAACGTGGCGACGAACGTGTCTATTGCCATTATGCACGACTTGTCGTTTGGAACCATGGCGCAAGCTGGAAAGCTGTTTGCGATGTACCACGCGGCGCCTAATTCGATGTCACAAGCCGACCGCTCCTTGGTGCGTGCCTTCTTAAACTCTAGCGCCATGCTGGGCGACTACTCTAGCACCGAGGTCAAGCAGGCATTGTCACAAGCGCTGCTGAACGCCGCAAAAGAGGCGGAGGGTAACAAGTCATTCCTCACCGGCGTGTTCGGTAAAGTGGCGCAGATGTCGCTGTATGAAAAACATAAGAGCAAGATAGCTACGACGGCTAAGGGAGGAAAAGCCGTACACGATTTCGCTAACGGCCTGTATGCTGCGGAAGACAACGTGTTCCGCTTGGCTCTGTTCCTGAAGTCAGCCGCTGAAGTCGCCGCCCACAAAGGCGAGAGCGTCCCGTCGCAAGCAACCTTTGACACCGCTGGTAACATGGCGCGTGACGGGTTCCTTGACTATGACATCGACGCCTACGCAGTTAAGGCGACCCGCGCTTCTGTGTTGCCTTTCGTATCGTGGCCTTATGCTATGGCAGGCATGCTCGGCAAGATGGCAGTCCACAAGCCTTGGGCTATTGTCAACTTAATGCTGGCATATACTGTCATGGAGCACATCATGCAGGAGATTTCCGGTGGCGACGACGAAGACGAGCGTCTGCGCAAAACTGGCCCTGAGCATCTCCGTGAGCGTGCCTTCGGTGGTATCGGCCCCTACACCAGTGTGCGCATCCCGTTCATGGGCGACGACCAGAACCCGGTTTACTACAAGCTGGGCGACTATAACCCTGTCTTTGCATTAGGGCGAGTTGTTGGTGAAGGCAAACCATCTTTCATGGGACAGTCGTGGATACCTTCGGCGCTTCAGCCCGGCGGCCCATGGATTAGCGGGTTAATGATCGGTCTTGCAGGCATTGACCCGTGGACAGGCAAAACGCTGTCGTCTACCACAGCCACCAACCTAGAGAAGCTGGGTGCCCGCCTCCAAGCCTTACAGGGTCAGTTCTCCCCCAACCTGCCGTTTGTTAACCTGAACGAGTGGGATAAGTTTGTGGAGACGCAGAAGGGTCGCCTCGACCGCTCTGACAATGCAGCTGCATTACAATGGGCACGTTGGGCCGGTTTCAAGGTCTACGATTACAACGTAGATCAGGCGAAGATTCAGCAGAGCCGCGCAGCTCGTGCAATCATGGGGCAGTACAAAGCAGAGATTTCAAAGCTGCGCCGAGCCGAAGCCCGATACGAGCGCCCAGACTGGGACGCGTTCCGCGAGAAACAAGCCGAGCTTCTGGTACGTATGCAAGAGGCGATGGCTAAAGCCAGAGGAGAAGCATAATGGCAACACGTAACTATAAACTTGAGTACGCAAACTACCAAGGGTCGGAGGAGCAGAAGAAGAAGCGTGCTATGCGCAACGCTGCCCGCCGGGAAGCCGAGAAAAAAGGGCTAGTGAAGAAGGGTGACGGCAAAGATGTCGATCACAAAACTCCACTAGCCAAGGGGGGCAACAATGCCAGCGGGAACCTTCGTGTGGTTCCCGCCTCTAAAAACCGGTCTTTCGCTCGAACAAAGACCGCGCGGATGCGTTAACTTCCAACACCGTGCAGGACTGCTAGGCTGATCGGGCTCTGTGGTCTTGCACGAGGTGATGTAATCGCCTCGATGAATCGTGGGTGATTTAGGTTCACCACCACACAGAACGCCTGCCCCGGGTTGCTTTTGTGACAGCCTTTAAACAGGGTAACACGCTCCCGTTGTGCGATCAACGCACCGGAACTCTCAAGCTCTGAGGTGATGCGATCTAGGCTATCTCTAGTCTTTAGCAGCCACTTCTTCAGCGCCGCTTGGTTGATCGCAATGCTACTGCCGGGCATGACGGGGTTAGCCGCATCATGGACAACCTTAATCCGCGCAACAGCCTTGTCAGGCACTGGGAACTGCACAGACTCCTGACCTTTGCCACCGGCGGCGTATTCCTCTTTGCACTCGATCAGCTGGTCGTTGTGCTCCTGCAAGAACTGACCGATTATGTCGAACGCATCTTGGCGGTTGCTCTCAGCTTCCTGACGATACTGCTCAACACAACTACACAGATACTTAATAGTGGCGTCTACGTCGAAGGGGAATAGCCCGAGGCGCTTGCCGATGTTGCCGATAATCCAGCCGCTTATAATCGCCGACTTATAGAATCGCTCAGGGGGTGCAAAGTCAAACCCGTTGTGCTTCTCAAACGCAGCCAAGCCCTTATCCCACACCACCTTCGGTCCGCCCATAGCGACAACCGCCTCAGCAAGCTCGGGCATCGCCCAGCCGTTGTGCTCGTTGACCAGATTGTAGAAGCGTGTGCCGCGCTCGCTCTTCTCGCCGCCGATAAAGATACGGTCGTTCTGCGCAACTTCCAAGCACCGAGCTTTGACCGCCTCGTTCTGAGACATGAACTCGTCGTACTTACCGTGCAAAGATTGGTTGGTCGTGATAAGTGTCGGGCCTTCCCAAGTCACGGGGTCACGAATCTCCCGGTTCTTGTTCATCGCAATCTTCTCGCGGCCAAGGCTCAGGTTGTAAGCCAGTGACGTAGCCGCCACGCCGTCTTGCATGGTCATCTCGTCCATAGTGGCGGGGAGGTTGTTCAGCGTACCACGGATGTTATACAGCGCGTTGGCTGTGTCGCGGTCGCCCAGCAACAACTTATCAGGGCTGCCGATCAGGCTGTTCGCCGCCGCCAAAGCCAGAGACTTACCCGTAGTCGTCTTCGTCGAATAGATCGACATGATGAACGATGAGTTGCCTGACACGCGGCCCAGCAAACCAGCGGTAGCGATAAGCACCGCCGCGCGGATGTTGTCGGCGCCCTCAGTGTCCAGCATAGACATGGCTTCGATCCACTTCTCACGCTCCCCGTGGGGGCACAGGATACCAGCGTATCGGCTTGCCGCACCTTTGAGGCGGCGGTTGACGTTTCCAGTAGGCGAGTTAACGAGCGTTTCACCACAGAGAAACGACCCGTCTTCCTGCCAACCAAACGAAGTGAACTCAGCGCCGCTTGGCGCTTGCTGTTGTACTTGCTCCAAATATCTCATTATGTACTGCCTCAAGCGTTCTTGTTGTGGGGGTGAGCCCACCAAAATCAACTTACTCATCAGGAAGTCTGCGAAGTCGCGCCCTGCAATCGAGATGGTTGTCATTGGCATGTCAAAGAACTTCCAGCCATCACGCTCATACCGCACAGCGAGGGTAGCGGTTGCAGAGCTTGCGCTTATGTCGGTGTAGATGCCGGTGACGTGAATCTCGTAGTTGCAGATCAGCTGGCGCTCGACCATCGTTGCCGCGACCTCGTTGCCGTTTGCGTCGACAATCTTCGTCTCGACTTCAACCTCCTGCACAACTTTGTGGTCTTGGATGATGTACGGCTTGGGCAACGTAAATACGGTTTCAGCCAACTCGTCCGAGAATCCGCTGGGTTGTTGTACAGGAACTTGTACAACTTCTTCGCCAGACAACTGCGCAGGACTGCGCAGCTTCTCGCTCTTGTATATACATTGTGAACACCCAGTGCCGCAGAACTGCTCAAATTTTGCGCAAGTGGTAGGACCAGTGCCGTTCCACCCAGCGATCTTCTCCATGCTGGCATCCAGATCGAAGTCGGGGTGTTTCCCCGCCAGCCGAATAACTGCCGCTGGTACATCGTTGCAGTATTTAGCTAGCCCCATGGTGGCGCGCCACATGGGTTCCTCGACTCGGTTACCAGCCGCATCAGTCAGGCCGCCGCTGTCGGCGATAGCCCGTAGCTGATTGCATCGCTTGAGGACGCTCTCCAGCACCACATCACCAGAGCCGAGAACGGCGCTCATGACACTAGACTTGGGCTTAGCCCCCGGTGCCCTGACTGGCGCCGCGCTTACCGCTTTGCCGAACCATGGGCGCAACACTGCGAACAACTCGACAGGCTCGAAGTCTGGACAGTCAGCCTTGCACTCAACGAGCTTCCATGGTATCTGCTTCTTGTGGTGCGAACCCACGGGACGCAACACCATAGATGGGTCGTGAATCTTGCTGGTATCAATCTCGACACCGTTCTGCTCCAGCGCCAAACGCAGAGCCATCGAAGCCTTGACCCAGTGGTCCGTACCGATTACCTGCGTCAGCGGCCAGTAGCAGTGGATGCCGTTGCCAGATGACACAACCATCGGCTGTGGCAAACCGATCTGGGTGAGCGCCTGCTTGAGCGCCAGCCAACCTTCTTTCTGCGTAGCGTATGGTTTGTCGCTACCAATATCCAAGTCAAAAGCCAAAGCCTTGAAAGCCGTAGCATCAACTTGGCGGCGGCGGTATTTTTGACGACCTTGATCGTCTGTGTATTCATGCCCTGCAAAGCGTCCAACGGTAAAGTAAACCGTGGAGTTAGGCTCTGCATCCCATTGTGCAATCGCCGCAACTGCTTCATCAATATCTGAGAATGAACCTCTGTTCCAGAAGATTCCGCGTGGGTCTCTGCCAGATGCGTCTGGTCTATGCACACAGATAACGATGTCGTCTTGGTTGGCGGTTACACGAGTAATAAAAGTTTTTGTATCCAACACTTGCCCCTGATGAAAAGCCCCCGGTCCAGCCGGGGGCTATTAACTTGTTTTATCGAGTTTACTACTCGTCGAACAGGCTGTCGAGTTTACTCGCTAATTCACTAGATGCCTTCACCGGCGCGACCTCGGGTTTTGCCGACTTGACAGGAGCCGCAGGAGCGGCTTCTTCTTCGTAAGCATCGTCGACGGCTGGCGCGCTGATAGCTGGCTTTGCCGCAGGGGCGCTCAGGGCAGGACTGGCGTTTTGCGGTGATAGTTGGCGGGTAGCAACTTTGGACTCGTCGCTCTTGGCCAACACATCCACACGAGCCGCCGCCTTCTCGCTCACAAAACCGTTCTGCTTGAACGTGATCTTGGGGTAGCTCGCTTGGTCATCGAAGCCCAACTGTGTAATAACTTCTTCAGGAATTAAACCGTAGTTGTCCAAGTCTTTGAAGTACTCACGCATGGCTTTCATGCCAGAGACCGGAACGGTCAGGCTGTACACCTTGGTGGGGTCTGCGGCGGCAACCACAGCCAAGTGGCGCTGGTCTGCGCACATCTTAGACTTGGCACCACTTGGCAGAATCTTAGAGCCGAGCTGGTTGTTGGGGCAGTTTGCACAGCTATTGCTAACGGGCGACTCGACTGCCGCGTCAGGCTTCAAGCCATCATTCGAGAAGCAGCTGGGGCGAACGTTCTCAGCGGCGGCGTCATAAGCCTGACCATAGAAGACCTTGGACACGCGGGGGTTAGCGCCGACAACGATTGTGTCTAGCGTGATGCCCACGGTTGTCTCAACGCCGTCTTCGACCAAGCGGTAACGACCAGCCTTGATGCTGATGCGGGGGATACCACCGCCGCTACCACCCTCTCCGATGATGGCTGAAGTCACAGCTGATTTAGTGCCAGCTTGTTGACGGGCGGCGATACGAGCGGCAATGTGTGCCGGTACAGTTGCGAGTGCATTACTCATAAAAAATTTCTCCAGTTTCAAAAGTGACTTAGTCAGTAGCTTGCGCTTTGCGGAAGTTAAAGACACGGACGGATGAGAAGTTAACCCCCGGCGGAGGACTTCCGTTTGCTTCGATATAGCTACGCACACCCGTCTTGGACGCACGTGTCTCTACCAAATCCCACAGGTCGTTAGCCTTGCAGTGTGCGAAGAACTCCTCGCGGGATGACACGGTCGCCGTTGAGTGCGTCGACCAGTAACCCAAACCCAGAGAAGTCTTAACAGTCTCAAGACCATCTTCCTGCGCTTTGGCGGTGAACCAACCTTCAAGCATCTTTAGCTTCTCGGTTAGCTTCGCCTTAGCTTCTTTGTGCGCTGCTTCCAGCGCGTCAATCTCTTTGCGTACAGCAACAAAACGCTGCGCCGCTTCTTCGTAATTCATAGCCCCTACTCCTCGTTTATCCCATTAACCAAGTTTAAAAACTCTGTCAGCGTGTTCTGCTTTGCGCGTAGTCGCCGATAAAGTTCTGCCTCAAAAGCGGTAGCCCATATGTGCCACACGCTAGTCTTGCCCGTTGTAGTCAATCGTCTGATACGAGCATTAGCCTGCTCATACTGTTCGAGTGAATATATCGGCGCAAACCAAACGATATCCTTCGCACGAGTTAGCGTCAAACCATGCGCCGCAACCTTGGGGTGCGCCAGCAAAATCTGCGGTCTGTCTGTGTGTTGGAAATCATTAAATATCTGATCTCGCTCTGTCTTGCCAACGCTACCATGCACCGATGCAACGTCGAATCCGTCAGCAAGTAATTTCTCTTTCAACCAATCCTGAACGCCGCGCAAGGGTACAAAAATAATTGCCTTGTCGCCGATCTCTGCAAGTAACTCAGTAAGTGTATTATACCGCGCCGAGGCGTCGATGGCAATCGTATCGTTGTCGCCATACACTACGCCGCACGATATCTGCAACAGCTTACTTAGTACAACCGCCGCGTTAGCCGCCGTGACCTCGCCTTCGGCAAACACAGACACGCAGTGGTCTTTCATGTCCTTAAACGCTTTTTGTTGTTGAGGCGTAAGCTCTGTCTTGCGCCCAACGAAGTTAGTTTGCGGCAAATCCTTACACTCGTCAAGCGAGAATCGAATCGACGGTTGCAAAACTTTCTTGCAGGTCTCCAACGCATCGGGTCTTGGCGTCCACTTAAACTGCGTAACCTTTTGCATCACCATATCTTTGAACGTGGTGAAACTCTTTGGGCAGTTCTCTGAGCCAACCAAACGTGCGAGTGTCCAAGCATCAGCGGGAGTCTGCGATATAGGTGTACCAGTTAACAGCCACAACCAAGGGTTGTGCGCGGCGGCCCACTTTGCGAACGTTTTATACCGCTGTGAACTTGGTGACTTGAGCGCGGTCGCCTCGTCATAGATCACAACATCAAAGCCAGTCAGGTCGCTCTGCATATTCGTAAAGCCATCGTGGTTAATGATGACGTACTGAACGCCGGGCGTCTTGAGCAGCTCTTGCCGCTTCTGCTTTGACCCTGTGCATATAACAAACGACCGGTGCGGCAAGTGATGTCGTAGCTCCCGCGCCCACACAACCTTTAGTGTAGACAGCGGCGCGATGATTAAGACTTTGCGTGCGTCACCTTCGTCGAGCAGAAAGTCTGCCGCCCAGATAGAGCTGATCGACTTCCCAGTGCCCGGCGCATTAAGACACAGAGCGCGCTTGTGCGTAGTAAGAAACGCGGCGGTCTCTTTCTGATGCGACATCGGCTCGAATCGCGCAGGCCAGTTGTAGTACTGCAATACTGGGGGCGGAACGCTGAACCCAAGATTGCGTAGCACCAACGACTCCTCGACACCGTAGTTAAGCGCGACCATGTCTTGCCCATCGTGCGAGAACTTTTTTGCGTGCGGGATGAACTGCGCTACGGCCTCGTTCTCCGTACTGCTAATAACAATGCGGCGCTTGTCAGGGATTACGAGCATAGTGCAGACCACCCAAGAAATTCACTCTCCCAATCGTCTACGGTGGTCTCGCGTACGATCCACACCTTAGCGCCTGCCTGCGTCAGTGCCGCGATTTCTCGCTCTTGGTTAGCCGTAGTCGTACCTCGTCCAAACTTAGTTTCCACAGCAAACATATTACCGTTAACACACCCAACAAAGTCAGGGATACCAGAGCGCCCATAGCCATTGGCAGGAGGCATAAACCACCAGCAACAGTTAGAGTTCTTGAGTACGTCTTTGACAATTTTTTTAACATCGCCTTCGTTCTTCATCGTTTACCTTTTAGTCTTGCGCTTGGACAAATATCTTTTGCAGGGCACCACGGGCACAGGCCAGACGGCTTGGCGTCGAACACACCTAAGTCGATGACCTCTTGTACTTTGTGAAACCGTGGTGACAACGCACGCCACAGCGAATCTAAGAAACGCCGTTCGTACACCGAATTAGTAACCTCGTTAAATTTCAGCCACAGGAAAGATGTCTTTACCTTTGTGACCTCGGGGAAGTGCCAGAATACCATAGCTGCGAATAACTGCAACTGAGTTGGGTTGTCTTTAACTTTGCCAGTCTTGTAGTCTAAGCAGTACGCCGTGTCGCCGTTCACCACCAGCACGTCAGCGATTGAGCGAATCCACACATCCTTAGCGAACCAGTCCACTGGTTGCAGGTCGGCGTTGACTGCCATCTGATACTCAAAGTACTTCGTACCTTCGCGCGCCAGTATTTTGTCGACAACGTCACCCCACTTCTCTATCGTCTGCTTGCCCTCGGTCGAGAGGGTACCCTCATCAAGGGTGCCCTTGCCTTTGGCTTCGAGGACTTCGTGAACACGGTTGCCGTACTCCGATACCTCTGAGCCTTGGTCTTGCACCCGCTTTGAAACGTATAAGTAGTCAAACTTAGCCGCGCATTGCTCGAACGTTGAAAGCCTGCTGAACGATAGCGGCATTACATTACTCATTAGTCTTCCTCAAGTGCTAGCAAACCTAGCTGTGTGTTTAGCAAATCAATGCACTGCTGAATAACATCACGCTTATGGAACGCGTATCGGTTTGATCTACCAGCCGAAACCAGAGCAAGGAACTCACCTTCCAGTATGCGAACGTCGCCGTCTATACAGCGTAGCGTCACACGAATGTCTGGGTTAGGTACGCCGATGTCTGTCTCGACGTTTAACCAGATTGGTAAGCGTCCGTCAAAGACCTCGTCACTTGGCTTCACCATACGATACCCCTGCTCCTGTCTCACACGCCACTGGCAAATCCTTACGGCACCAGAGCGGCGCTAGCGACAAACATTCTTCCATGTAAGCGCGTGCGTCATTTAACAAGTCATTACTTACAACACAAACTGCTTCGTCATGCACCGATAGTGCGACTGGAAATTTGTGATTGATGCGTGCAGTTTGCCACATAACCACCTTCATTGCAAGATGCTGACACAAGTTTTCTACCATCTTCGGGCCGTGGATACGTACGCGCATCCTGCCCATTTGGTAGTTCCACTCGCCGTCGGTCTGCTTGAGGTCGTGGTAAACCACGCCGGGTTCTCCAAGCCTGCCAAAGCCGCTACCTTCTGTGACACACCACCCGTTCACGTCCACGGGTTGTAGGTCGTTTCCGTTAGCGATACTTGGTAACACTACATCATTGCAGTACTTCCAAAGCTGCACAACTTTATTGTGTGTGCCACGGTACAGATGCACAATCTCTTGCGCTCGCTCAATCGAGATGGGCTCCAGTGCAGAGATGCTTCGCGCGGTGACGCGCACCATGTCTTGGAACCGCTCGGCTCCTGCCCCGTACTGCAACGACAGCATAGCCACCTTGCCTAGCATACGCTCGGGGACATCTGCCTTAGTTATGGTGCGGTTAAACAGCTTGCTAGCAAAGTCACAGTACAAGTCCACGCCGTTGCGAATCTTCTCGACAACATCTAGCTGTCCTGCCGCCGCCATGATGACGCGCAGTTCAATGTTCGACGAGTCACCCACCAACACCGTGTGCCCCTCTGGAGCGCGCAGTGCCATACGCAAGCCCGCAGACGGACCACGCGCAGGGATGTTCTGCCAGTTGATCTTGTTGCCGCCTGAGTAACGCCCAGTTGTCTTGGCACCCCAGAAGTTGAGGTACACAGGCAAGGGTCCACGCCGCGCAGTCTCTAAGAACTTGAGCGCACGAGTCTCGGCAATGGTTGTCTTAACACCGAGTCGTGCGGCGACGAGTGCTTGGACGTCTGAGTTCTCGTGGTCTAACAAGTCAGTAAATTCTTTGTCAGACTTTGCGAACGCATAGGTGGCTTTGCCTGTCGTCTTACTTATCTTGCGGGGTGGCACAACGCCTAGCTCCTCCAACCGCAGGGCGAACTTGTCGTTAGACATAATCTGCTCTCGGTTCGTGTCGGCTAAGGCTATCAAGCCCTCCTTGCGAGTTACTTCGCCGGTGTACAGCTCCTCCATCAGCGCCTCGTCGCCAACCAACTTGGGCTCAGAGAACATCCGCACAGTCATGTCGATCAGCTTGGCGTCCAACGGCGGCGTGTCCACGTCCAGACGTTTACCTATCTCGTTACACAGCCATGTGTCGTGCTTGCAGTAGTCGGCGTACTCAGCTAATGCCACGGGATTAAAGTCTGTGCGTCGCTTGCCTAGCGCGTTGTGTACGGCAGTACCTTTGTCGGGCAGGTTGAAGTGCTTGGCGATGCTAGCTAGCGAGTGCGAGGGCAACCACGGCAACAACATACGAGCCTGCGCTAACGTATCCATCCACAGCTTTGGCTTGATGCCGAAGTGTTGCGTCATGATAAAGCCATCGAACAGGGTGTTGTGGCATCGTACGGCACAGGTCTCCCAGTCGACCGTATCGCGTAGCCATGTAGCTGTCTCGTTGTTGTCGCCGCTGAACCATACAGCAGGCTCGTCGTTGCGCATCAGCGAAACGCCGATGACCTCGAACCGCTCGTCGCGGACATACGCATCTGTCTGCATCTTGGACAGCGAGTAGTCTTTGTCGTAGTACGTCTCGAAGTCGAGTGTGATGATATCCATCACAGACCCTCCAACTGGATCAACAAGTCGACATAGTGCTTGACCTTTTCGAGGTCAGCTTTGCCACCTTTGTCACGCCATCTGGTAATGTACTTAACCACGTTACCTTCGCAGTAGCCGAGGTTGTTCGCGTGGATGTACTCGATAGGCTGAACCTTCAGGTTCTTGTAGTGGTTACCCGCCACTTGCATATCGAGTGCGCTCGTGCCGTTCAGCTGTGACTCAAAGTCAGCGAGGGTCTTGACTGAGTACACTTGGTCGTCAGTAGGATGCTTTGTCGTCATGAGTAGTTACCTCCTTGGGTTGTGTTGCTATGTGTGCTAATGCGTAGATGTGTTCGAGGGCGTGTCGCAGAGACAGCGCTTCCGAAGTCGCAGCTTGTAGCTGAATCTTCAGTTGCTGTATCTCAGCATTGGCATCGCCCAACTGCAAGTCGAGTTCGCGTTCATTCATGTCCTATCCTTGTAAGTTGTATATCGCCAAGCGGTGGCTTCCGCGTCAATGCGTTGCCACACGACTTCGCGCTCTTGCTCGTCCATAAAGACCCAGTTAGCCACCTCGACATACGTCCGTCCGCAACCCTTGCACACCTCATCGTACAACGTAGTGCAGACAGCGACGCAGGGGCTGTCGGGTCTCATCCCGCGTACCCCGTAACGATTATGTGATTTTTTGCTTCTTCCAAAGCGCCGATTAGCTCTAGCCTGTTTTCGACCTTTGAGCACTTGATTTTGAATTGCTCTGTGCCTCGGTTAAACAACAGCACGATGGCAACGTCTGGCTCCTCATCAATGGCCTCGTTGAGCGTGGCTTTTGCGTCTACTTTGTACTGGTCAAATGTCAGTGATTTCAGTTTGCTCATATCTCAAGGCTTTCGATAATGTGTGCCATCTCATCAATCACGGCACTTGTCTGCTGTCTGTATTGGTTGATGGACAGACCAAGTGGCGAGGCGACTGGCGACACCTCATTTGTAGCAGAGCGCATTGGTGCGTCTGCCATTACTGGTTTAAGGCGTAGGTACAGTGTTTCCACTGTTGCCTTTAGCAGGTCAATCGTAGCCTGCATCTCCTCGCACTGGCGTTCAATCTGGCTTTTATACCGTTCAATGTCTTGGTTTTGATTCATGTTGTGGTCTCCGCTCATTTCACATTCCGCCAATTCGATAGCCAACAATAAGACCAATAAGGATGTACAGCGTTAGTTCCGCCCAATGCAGTTCAATCATTTGGTCACCTCCTGAATCGCCTTTTCAATCAACCCAGAAAACTCCACCCACTCGTCCAGCGTAAACAGGCTCATGTGAAAGTCGCCAATCTGCGCCTCGTTTGGGTCGTGTTGTTCGTGTGGATGATGCTCTGGCTTGCTCACTGTGGTGATGTGCAATCCATCCATCTCAATAGTCACTTCAGTGGTTTTCATTTGGAATGTGCTCATGTTTTCTCCTTGCGTAGTCGGGTCTCATACAAATTTGCTCAAGTCGGGTTTGCGGTAGTTCGGACCTTTCGTAATCTTGCCTGCCTCGTTGAGGATAGGCTTGCCGTCAGAGTCGAACTTGCTCCAGTTGCTAGTGTTAACTTCTTCGATAGCACCCGTAATCTTGAGTCCCGCGCAGTAACCAACGCCAACCGCCGTAACAACTTGGTCAGCTAATGCGTCGAGGAACTCTACGTCGTTGTCAATATATACACTTGCCGTACCCAACTTGAGCTGATCGGCTAAGCGTGACGTTAACAACTGCAACACACTCAGCGCGTTGCGTGTCTCGGGGATGTCGGAGTCCAGTACCTCCAACATCTCAGCTATCTCTTCCAAATGACAACCAAGCTGCACGTTCATCTCCCGCTCGTTGGGGTTGGGGCGTGCGCGTGAGTGCCACATCGTAATTGAATCAATCATTGTGTAATTTCCTTTCATGGCTTGCGTTTGCGTGAGAGTGAGTTCTTTGTCCTCAGCGCAGGAACGGCATCGCCGTCCGCGTTCTGGGCACGTACCTTACCACCTGCCGCACCTGCCGCGCTACGCTTAAATGAAAGCGTGTCCAGTTTGAACAAGTGCGGCGCGGTAAATGCGTTGGGCACTTCAGGCTTCTTCATACACTAGCACCTCTACCTCTGCGTCAGTTTCAATCCAAACCTTTGCACCACAACTTAGTGGTTTGTCTGGGCTGTACACGATACGACT